ATTTAGTCTTGCAGATTCTCTACTATCGAATGGAAGATTTTTAGACTGAAGTAATGAGTGCCAACCTAATACTCCTAATCCAAGTGCTCTTTGTCTTTTTGCGAAGTTGTAAGCCTTCTCAAGGTAAAAGAAAGCTCTTTTACCTTCGATTGTACCATTATCACGAATGTCCTCAATCTTTGTGATAAATTCGCTAACAACCGCATCCAAGAAATAAACCATAGTCTCAACAGCGTCAGTGTCTTTCCATTCATCATAGTGAAGAACATTCATAGAAGACAGTACACACACAAAAGACTCTTCTTCAGAATTGTGAAGTGCAATTTCAGAACATAGATTTGAATTGTAAATCTTCATATCTTTATCTCTATAAACCTCAGGAGCCTTTTTATTCATAGTATCGGTGAACATAATATATGGATATCCAATTTCACCTCTTCTTTGAATTACTTTAGCCCATACCGCACGTTTCTTTTTGTCACCATTAATCATTTCCTCCATGAATTGGTCAGTAACAGTAACCGCGTGTGTCAAATCTTGAATCGGAGCACCCTCAGTACCAATTTCTAAGAACTCCATAATATCAGGGTGTTCTACAGGTAGATACGGTGAAAAACGACCTCTTCTGGTTGAACCTTGAGATATATTGTCTACAACACTTTGAAATAGATTCATAAAGTGTACTGAACCAGGTGCATGTCCATTATCTGTAATTTCGGCACCTCTACCTCTAATGTTACCAAAATAACCTGAGGTTCCGCCACCCATCTTACTCATTTCACCAACTTCAGCCTGAGTATACAGGATTGATTCAATATTGTCTCCAATATTTGAACCAAAACAACTTACGGGTAATCCTCTTTTCTTACCAAAGTTAGCCCATACAGGTGAAGATAGTGAATACCATCCTTTACCCATATAATCGTAAAATTTATCGGCAAACCCTTCAATACCTAAAAGTTTTTCGGCATGGTCTGCTACGGTTCTAATTCTATCTAGTGGTTCTTCTCCTTCGCTCAAATATCCTCTACGAAGGAAGGTGATGGATTCATCATTAATCCAATCAAAAGCTTCTCTATTATTCATATTTTAATCTTATATTTAGAATAAATCATTTAATGTTATTGATTTACTTTTTTTACTGTAATTGATACTTCTCTTATTGAAAAAGTCTGTGTGTTTTGTTGTTAAAATTTCATCATCAAACCACTCAGTTGTTTCCAATATTTTTTGGTCAACATGGAAAATACTATCAATGCCAATAGAATTTAAAGATACATTAAAACGGTGTTTAATAAACTCTAAAGTCTGAGATTTAGTTAAGAAATCTAAATCTCCTTCTTCAAAAATCCAATCGATAATATCGGACTCTGCACTGAATGCCTCCATAGTAGCATCAATCAAGTCTTCGACTAATTCAGGTGTCCACCAAGATGGGTTTTCCTTCTTAATCAAATTAACTAAATCAAAGCCAAACTCTGCGTGAATATTCTCCTCTTTAGATGTCGCCTCAACCGCATTACTCATACCTTTTAACATGTTTTTGTGTTTGTTAAATGACATAATAACCAAGAATTGTGAAAACAATGATACGTTTTCCACAAACATTGAGAACAATACTACCGATTCGAAGTAATCTTTATTTTCTACAGATTTTGAGCTAGAAATTGATTTTTCCAGATACTTGATTCTTCTTCTGATTGCAGGAACTTGAAGTAAACTTTCAAATTCGCTGTTCAATCCAAGAACCTGAATAAGGTTTGAATACGCGTCTGCGTGTCTAACCTCTGATTCTGCAAATGTTGCACCAACATTTCCAATTTCAGGTTTTGGCATTCTCTTGTAGATGTCCCCCCAAAATGTTTTTACAGCAATTTCAATTTGTGAAATAGCCAACATCGCCCTTTGAACTGCAGTTCTTTCAGGACCTGTTAAGTGTACTTTAAAATCTTGAATATCTGAGGTAAAATTAAACTCAGTGTGTACCCAATATGAATGTCTAATTGCATCCACATATTCCACTAACTCAGGATATTCATAAGGTTTTAAATTTACTCTTTTGGTAAAAATATTTGGTTGATGTGTTGAGCGGTAAATAATATATTCTCTTGCAACATCGTTAAGTCCATTATCCATCAATTTGTTTTCAACCATCTCATGAATTTCATCAACGTGTGGGATTTTATCTTTATCATCTCTGAAAAGACTTTTCCTTGTTAATCTTGCAATTTTCTCAGCCATTTCTTCATCAACAACATTGATGCTTTCCATAGCTTTTATTACCGCCTTTTTGATTTTATCTTCCTGAAATAAAACTTTCTCGCCTCTTCTTTTTATTACAAAACGAGCATCTTTGTCTTCAATTGTTATATTATTATTCATTTCCATATGTTTTTATATTTGATTTTCTTTTTTACGTTTATCAAGTAGTTCCTTAATTCTAAGTCTATTCTTTTCTTCGCGTTGTTCTTCTAAACCTAAGAATGTAACACTTTGTTCTGTATCAATTTGAAGTAATTCATTATCAAATTTACAATTCTCAAATACAATCCCGTCTTTACCGATACGAGACTTTGTAATTGCAATAGTTGCCAAATTCATCTCTTTTTGTTGTAGAGATTTTGCCACTGAAATAATTACGTGCCCAACTTGTGCTTTCTTAATAGACCCACCCATTTGGTCAGTTGTAACAACATCAGAAGAAATTGAAGAACGATTACCTTGTGTCGCAGTCCAACCAGCAATATCTAGTTCATGACACATAGCCTCGAATCCTCTCATTACAGAACCTTCACTCTTCCATTCATCACCTAAGTTTTTATCAGGCATAATACAATCAATATAATCTAAAACAACCATATCGATTTTATTACCTTCAGCAATCATTTTACGAATTTGGTTTTTAACCTGATTCATAGTTAAGGTGTCAGAAGGTAATTTTTTTAATGTTAACTTATTTGGTGTCGTATCTTGAATGGATTTAACTTTGTCCATAACCTCATCTTTATGTAAAGACAAGTTGTCAGGGGCAATCCCTGTCCAAAGTGTAAAGTGTTTTCTTTGAATAATCTTAGGGTTATCCTCAAAAAATATCTGAAGTACGTTATATCCAAGATTGAATCCGTGATTAGCAATTTTGGTTAGAACAGTTGTTTTACCAACACCTGTTGGTGCCAAAATAACACCAATCTCACCCTTAGCTAATCCACCTTTTAAACAGTTATCAATACCAGGTATTCCAATGGGTATTGGGTGTCTAAAATCATCTTGTAGTACTTGGTCTAAATTTGAGAATACATCATCTATACCTTGATTCAATTCTCCTACTTGTAAAGCCTCTCTAACCATTTCCTCGAGCTTATCGTAGCTCTCAAAATCACCCTTATCAATTATCTTTTGAGCCTTACCCATAACCTTCTGTAATTCTTGTTGTTTACAGAACTTTAATGACTTCTCTTGGACAAACTGATGACCCTGAAATGGTGCCTCTTTTACCTGTGAGACCATATCCAGGACCATTTTTTGGGCCATAGGACTTGATATCTCACTTTTGGTTAATTGTTCTAATGTTTCAAATGTAGGAGCATGTTCGTACTTAACATAATACTCCTTAATCATTTGCATAATCAAACGAAAATATTGATTATCAAAGTATTTTGGGTCTAGAACATCAACGATAGAATTTGCGAAATCTTTATATAATATAATGTTGTTAATTAGTTGTATTTGAAATGTGTTTCCTAGATATCCAAAATTTTTTTCGTCTGACATAATTCCTCTAAATTTAAAGTGTGAGTTTTTATAAATATGATTAAACTAGGGAATAACCCATGTACTCGTGTGTTAAATTTTCGCTTGAAAAAATGTCAGTCAAGTTCCTTAAGATACTTTTTAGGTGTGGGCGTATGTCTACGGTGTATCTTACCTTAGGTGGGTATAGTTTTGCATCCCATCCAGACTGACAAATTGTCTCATCACCAATCTTAATTGACATGAAAAAATTCTCAGGACCATCAGTATTTGAGGTATTTAGAATCTCCTCATCAATCAAAATTTGTTCATAATTTTCCAACAAATAGAAACATGATTTGTTGGTCAAATCGGTTTTGATGGTGTCAATTGTTTCATGCAAAGCTTTAACAATCTCCAAACTTTTTCTCGCGTTTGGGTTGTAACCTCTAACATTAAAATAACGTTGTACCACAATGTTGTCATTTAGCATCAACAGAAATTCTAATTTTACTACATCATTTTGCTCTTTCATAATTTTATTTTTTGTTATTAAATCTTCTTTTTTCTTTTCTTGTAAGTTTCATAAAGGGTTGTAGGAATTCAACCCAAGCATTGTCTTTTTTTGGTAGGTATTTAAAAAGTCCATCTTCCATCATGTACTTTATTAAGTTCTTATACCCCCTACCTTCAGGGTCTAATTCTTCACGGTAATATAAATCTATCTCTTCTTTTCCTTCGTCACTAATTAATGGGTTAGACAAATCTACGATTCTTTTGTTAACATCTAAAATTTCTTTTCCGTATGTACCATTTTTGGTTACACCTTCAATAAGATTTTTTAGAGTTTTGTTTTTTGTTTCTTCTTTAACTAATTCTTCAGCGTGGGTTAAAATATCATCAATAGAAGTGGGAGTGTCAACTATCTCAGGAAAGAATTTCAAAACTGTCTTTTCTCCCAATCTCAATACACCATCAATATTATCTGACTTGTCACCTGTTAAAGTTTTAAGAGTAACAACATTTTCGGGAATAACTTCAATGTAATCAAATTTGATTTTATCACCCTTTTTGAAGTACTCTCTTTTAAGGGGTGAATAAATTTGTACTCGGTCAGAAATTAACTGAGTCAAATCTTTGTCTGATGAAAAAATGGTTTTGTGTTCGTCTTGAGATATTTGACAATAGTAAGAAATTGCATCATCAGATTCACAACCGTCAAGTCGTACTTGACGAATGAACATTTCTTCTAAATAAAGACACACACGAGACTTCTGGTGATAGAAAGACTGTTTCTTTATCTCATTCATCGTCTCACGTCTGTTCTCTTTGTATTGGGGATATAAAGCACGTCTTTGGGAAGCATTATTATTACCATCCCAAAAGACTATAACTTTATCGTAATTGTGTTCTTCTAAGAACTTTTTGAGTACGTTGATGAAGTGGTAAATTCCACCTATATGGTTTCCTTCGTGGTAGTAATCTCTAACCCCA